AATCAAAAAGATCCAGTATCAGAATACAACTCTATTCTGTGGAACTCAGGCATTGAAGCAAACAAAGAAATCGCACGTAAACAAAAACGCCGTTTAACTTACATCGCAAACATTCTAGTAGTCTCTGACCCCAAAAATCCAGAGAATGAAGGTCAAATCAAACTGTACAAGTTCGGTAAGAAAATCTTCGACAAAATCTCGGAAGCAATGAATCCAGAGTTTGCAGATGAGACACCGTTGAATCCTTTTGACTTCTGGGAAGGTGCTAACTTCAAAATCAAGATTCGTCAAGTTGAAGGTTATCGCAACTATGACAAATCAGAGTTTGATTCTATCACTCCAGTTGATGGTGATGATGATAAACTTGAAGCAATCTGGAAAAAAGAATACTCACTCAAAGAGTTTCTTGAACCTAAACAATTCAAGTCTTATGATACACTGAAAGCAAAGTTGGATAAAGTTTTAGGTCTTGATGGTGTTGCACCAGTAAAGACTAAAGCGGAAGATACAGTTTTGAATACAGCGAAATCAGCACCTAGTTTGGATGAGAATGATGAAGAACTAGATTACTTTAGGTCTTTAGCAGAAGATTAATCTCTACGAATGCCACCTTCGGGTGGCATTTTTTATGCTGGCACTTCTCTTCTCAATTGCGTAGATTCAACAACGGTAGTGTTTGTGACACTTGCGTTTATCACCGTAGGATTTTTTGGTTTAGATTGATTACGCTGTTCAACGGCAAGTTCTGTTGATGACTTACCAACATTTAATCCTTCACCTTTTGCTTGTCCCGTAGCAGGATCGATTGTGGCGCCAGTCTTGGATGTTACGGTATCATCATCTGGTGTTGGTGGAGCACCTGCAATTGTAACATGCCAATCTTCACCTTTAACATTACGAATCAAACCGAATTTCTCTAACCAACCAGTAGATTTATCTCTAGTTCCAGCAAGAGTATTCAGTCCATCATCACCCTTGCTGTTAATATCAATACCAAAACCTTTAATATGAACACTACCTATACCTGAACCTAACGGTGCCATAGGTTGTGCTACTTTACCACTTGGTTTACCATTGTTCTTTGCTAGATCAGCATCATATAATTGTTTTTGTTTTTCATTCGAACGATAACCAGAAGTGATTAACAACATCTTACCAGTTTCTTGTTTGAATGCCGCGGCCATCGTTTCAACACGACTTTGAAACGTAGGATTGAAACTAGAAGTATCTACACCAGCATCGGCCTTCTTTGTAAGACTATCTAAGTTTCCTTTTGGTACTTCCGTTTGGGCAACAACAGGAGTTGCACCCCCACCACCACCAGACCCCGCTGGCGTTGCGGCAGTTTGTGTTGGTTGTTCTATCGGAGCAAAAACTGATTTACTGGATCTATACTTTGGAGGTGGTGCGGGTGGAAGTACAATAGGTTCAACTTTCTTGCCACCCCTTTTCTGTTCATCCCTTTTTGCAATGAGTTCTTTTAGTTTATCTCTTTTCCAAGTGAGTCCTTCGATATCCGAATCGAGAACATCTAACTGTTCCACAATACCAGCGTATGGATCAATTGGTTTTTCTTTCTGGCCTGGTTTTGTTGCTGACGGTTCGATTCCTAAAACATTTTTATCTAATGACCGTCCTATGCCTTTTAGTTTGTCGGCAATCCAATTACCTATACCACCTAAAAACTCACCGATTCTTCTTGTCACAGGAGATATAAAATCACCAATTGTGTTCAATACTTTTGCGGCATCTTCTTTAGTGATTAATCCAAACGATAAAAACTCAATCAGTTTAGATGCTTCTTTTACGAATGCTGCACCCCAATCGGTAGAGCCGAAGAAATCATTGAATGCAGATTTCAAGGATTCAATACCCATTGATATGATACCTTCAACACCACCAAGACTTTCAATGATGCCTAAAATGGCATCTTTGTTCATGAATAGAGCAAATGCTATTCCTATTACAAGCGTCATTAGACCATCAAGAATACTATCTAATATATTTTTAAAGAAACCTTTTACTTTCTTTTTTACATTCTTTTTACGTTCGGCTTTTTTTGTTTTTTTAGTTTCTTTATCGACTTCGTTAGGTTTAAACAGATTGGTCAGTTTTGAACCAACATCTGGTTTTGCTACTGCTTTCACACCTTCAAGTTTGGCAAATTGACCAAAGCCTTTACTGATGAGTTTGAGTTCTTTACTTATTCTACGGAAAAGAATTGTGTTCTTCGCAAATATTTTGAGTGCTGCTACACCTTCCAGCGTAGGACTCTTTGCACTCTCTTTCTTTTTAAATAGATCACCAAAAGATGATTTTTCTTGTTTATCATCTTGTTTCTTTTCGTCCTGTTTTACTTGTTCCTTAGTTGATTGTGATGGAGCATGTGGTTCTTGTTTTTCTAATACTTTACCAACAGGAAGTTCTTTACCTACCTTTTCTTCAGCATCAACACGTTGTTTTGCTGCATTCTCAATTGCATCTAGTCGGGCTGCAATTAAATTTTTAATCGACTGATTTTTTGTAAATTCATCATGACCAGGAAGTTTCATAACTTCCTTCTCTCTTTGCTCAAGAGTTTTTTCGGACATCTTCCGTCCGACATCTTTAAGTATTTTTAATTCATTTTTTGATAATCCAGTTCCACCATTGCTTAAATATTTGTTTAATATTTGTTGTTCTTTTTTAGTGTCAACAGCACCTTCAGAGAGTTTTTCAAATCTCTGTTCTCTTAATATCTTTGCTTTTTTTAATCTACCTTTTCTGATATCATCACTTGTCATTATGTTGCCCTTGCCAATAATGCATCATTGCCGTTAATTTTCTTATCTACGGCAGCAACTTTTGTATCTGTTACTTTGGTATTATTAGTCTGTGCAACGTTCACGGTATTAACATCAGTTGGTTTCATTTGCTCTCGTTGACCTTGCGATACTTCTTTACTTGTACTATCAAGTGCTAAATTTTCATACTTACTTGCTGCCTCTAACTGTCCTCTGTTTGTTGCTGCAAGTTTACTTGTAGTAAATGCCGCTTCAACTTTTGCCATGTCACCACCAAGACCACCCATGGCAACATTACCAATTATAACTTTCAACGCCGTTTTAAAATCAGGCATCTTGTTTAATACTGCTAAACCTTTTTCTTTATTACCTTGACCGACAGAATTAAGTATGTAACCTGCTGCTGCTTTCGATGCGATATCAAAGTCACTCATTATCGAATCTGGATTATTTTCCAGATCGACTCCAATTATCTTACCAATATTTTTGTATATGCTGCGACCAGTAATCTGTATAAAACCACGACCCCTAAACAAATAACCGTCACCAGGTTTGCTATTTGTTGTTAGTCCATCATAAACCATTGAGAAGAATGCTTCATCACCTTTTGACCAAATCTCTTTTAGTTTTTCTGGCGACACACCATTTGGTTCGTTCATCAATTTTGCAACACGACCGCCAGGACCCAACTGAGGAAATTTATTATAAATGTAAGAGATACCACGATTATTTAATGTTGCAAGCCATCCTTTTGCACCAATCTCTTTAGACTTTGGATCCAATCCAGATTCTTTTGCTGCTGTTGCCACCAATGCTTGAATTGCATATACATTTCTAATACCTAAAGATGCAACCGCTTCTGCAAATTGTTTTGCTCTACCTCTCATACCTTCTGGAGCAGGAGATGGCTTACTTGGTGGTAAGACGGGTCTAGGTGCTGCTGCTTCTTTTCGCATAGCACCTTCTTTTTGTATTGCATTGTCTAACGCTTTTTCTGTTTTACGAAGTTCTTCTTTTTTCTTAATTACTTGTTCAGTCTCTTCAGTCTTTTTACCATAAGCATCAACCTCAAGCGCAGCAATCTCATTAATCAGTTCATCTCGTTGTTGTGTTTTCTGTTCAACTAATTGTTTTGCTCTAGCCAAATTTTCTGCAAGTTTTTCATTTTTCTTTTGTAACTCATCCTGCTCTTTTGCTCTCTTTACAGCATCCTCTGCAATCTTTGCGAAGTCTGCATCAGTCATAGGTTTAGGTTTCAATGGATTCATATCCGATATTTTTTTAACCAAACCTGAAACTATATCATCAACTGCCTTTGCCGTATCGGATACAAATTTACCTATATTTTTTGGAATGTCTTTAAGAAAGTCTACAGTACCATTAATTACTTTAGCGGCAGTTTCTTTATCGAAAAGACCAAACGTTAATGAATCAACTAGACCAGAAATACCTGCCACCAAAGTTTTATACCAATCACCAGTTTCTTGCCAAGTATCCCACGCATCCGTCAATCCATCCCACAACGTCCATATAATCAATACAACCCAACCCACTGGACCAGATGCAACTGCGGCAGTTCGTGCTGCAACTTTTACTGCCGCTTTACCTACTTTCTTTGCTGCTTGTTTTGCAAGTTTGACGCCTTCTTTTTTTTGTAATTCTTTTATCTTATCACCAACAATTTTATCGGAAAGTTCAGTAAGATACTTCCAAGCATTCTTTGCATAGTCTTTAACTTTATTGAGTAGTTGTTTCGCAAACTTTTTTATATTATCCATTAACGACTTGAATAATTTTTTTGCTTGATCCTTAACTTGTGTTGCTAACTTCTTGGCATTTTCTGCTAGTTTTTTTGCGCCCTCTTTAATTTTTTTAAATTTTGCACCTTTAGAACTTTTAGGATCATCTTCTGCGGTTGGAGTTCTGGCAGCAATTTCTTTTCCTTGATCTACTGCAAATTTCTTTTCTACCTCATCCTCTTTCAGCAAATGCATATCTTCTTTATCGGCAGATTTTACACCATACAATCCAACAAGCGTGATTATATTTTGCCGAACAATATTGAGATCACTAGCCGCTTTTGATAAATCGGCATAGTTCAATGCTGCTTTCTTTAAAAGTTTGTGGGCAGGAACTACTTTTTTTGATGAGTCCTCATTCAGGACTTTCTTTTTGATCGTAAGACCTAAAATATCTGATAACACTTTAGGCCGTCATATAGTTGTTGATAAAACTTGTATTATAGACACTAGCAATATTTTCAGGCTCTCTACCTTTTGTTCCTGCTTGATTATTTGTTGTGGGTGCATCAATTGTAACACCAGAATCTGCGGCAGAATCCATTCGTTGGCCTTCTGCAACTTCGGATGATGCTGATGATAATGCTGCACCAGAAACTGAAGGTGATGATTCCGATGATGGGCTTGGTGATGCACCTACAGAACCGCCACCTGATGATGTTCCACCAATATCACCACCCGTTGATGGCATTGATGCTGCTGGCGCTGCTGTTGGTATTGTTACTGGTGTTGCTGCTTTTTGTCCTCTGGCATTTTGAAGAATCTTTGTTGGATCACCACCAACTGCGGCAACTTCTTGACGAACTGCTTCCTCTGATAGTTGTTCACCAGTTTTATCATCAATAAAACCTGTTGTCGAATTTGGATCAACGGTAATACCCAGTTTAGTTTTTAGAAAACCAACAGCACCCTTTTGATCTTTTTCAGCATTCTTTGCACTATATGGATCTTCTTTTGAAGGTGATGTCCCAAGTTTTTCTTCTAGTTTGCCTGCCGCTTCTGGTGTTGTACTTGCTGCTTTGTCTTTTTCTTTTTGTTCTTCTTTTGCTTTTCTTGCTTTATCATAAAAAACACCCTCACCACTATCAAGTTTGGCTTGATTTTCTTTTAGTGCTGTTGTTGCACTTGATGTATAACTTTCTTTTGCACCACTTGATGGATTACTTTTGAATGGATACCATGCAGGCGTTCCTGGTATAGTAACATCATCTAAAACATTACCTTTAAATGAACCTAATTTACCAAGGTCTATATCGTATGCTGTTAATTTCTTAAACGGAATTTTAAATGGGGGTGTACCTGGCCAACCAACGTTATTTTTAATCCAAGTGACTACATCATCAAAGAATTGCGTAACACTTAACATCAAAGGATTTAGATACGTTAGTGCTGTATCCATTCCTTTGCGTAGATCATTTTCGTTGAATAAACCAAAAGTGATGAATTGTAAAAAACCACCCATAGCAGATATGAGTGTATCGGTAATACTGCCAGTTTCTTTGAACGTATTGATACCGTCCATGATGCCATTGATTAATCCACCAATGATCATAGCAGGTAAAAATATTTTGCTCAGAATAGCAAATATAGTACCACCACTAAACAAAGCACCAAATGCACCAACGATTCCCATGAACAAACCTTTTAGTAAGTTCACTGGATTAAGCATATCCATTAAACCAGATAGAAGTCCACCACCATCTTTCTTTGCTTCTGTCGGTTCTTTCTTATCTTTTCCTTCTTTAGTCGGTGTGTTTTTCTTTCGTTCATCCTCTAGTTTTGCTTCACGGGCATCTTCAGTCTGGAAGAATTTGTCTGCTTTACCTTCCGCTTTTACTTTGCTCTCTTTACCTTTTAGATTAACCAGTTTAGAAATATTCTGGCGAAGCACATTCATATCACGTGCCATACCAGGCAGAACAATAGAGTTCTTAGCAATTACATTTAAAAATGGTAAAACATCTGCACTTATTCCACCAGCAGATTCGGCTTGAGCACCTTCTGCACCTTCTTTTGATGGAGAAGTTTCCTCTTTCTTTTTACCTCCAAATAATGACATGAACGAAAAACCCGAGTCTTTATTGCCGACAGACTCTTTCATTTTATCAAAATTTTTATAACCTAGACTTTTGGCTAGTTCTTCTAAATTCTTTTTTGCCATTACCTTCTACTTTGTTTTTGTTGATTGATACGTTCTTTTTCCTCTTCAAGGTATTTTACTAATAACGAAACGTAAATGCTTCTTTCCCAAGGTATCATATTTTCAAGTTCAGACAAACTATATTTGTGATGTTGCATCATCGCAAAGTTTGTCTGATAGTAATTACCTAGTGATTCATGACGAAATATTAAACGAAAAAATTTTGTAGACCTTTAATCTCAATGTCTTCCTCGTATCCACACTTGCCGCATTTGAAGTGAACATCTTTTTTAATTTCAGGCATCGTATCAAAGAACTTTTTAATTTTCTCAAGGTCTTTCTGTTGCATAGAATCGATGAACTCCATCAACTCCTCTTTGGGTGTATCTTTAGCGTAGTATACTTGTTCATCATCGTACAAATAATCGATACAATCGATCAGTACATTTACCAGAATTTGATTCTCGTCCATGTTCTCATAGTTCTGAATCATCTCAAATGTTGGATATTTCAAACAGATACCAACTTTTTCATTTAACATAAACTTTGTTTCATGATCTTCATGTTTTGTTGGTTCAATTTCTAACAAGTTCAAACTGAAATCTACTGAACCAGCACACTTCTTTCTCTCACCTTTATCATCGGTAATATCATTGTTACACTTATACTTCAGTTCAACAACTTCTTCCACTGATCGAGCACGAAGATTCATAAACAAATATTCGAGATCAAATGTAGGCAAGTTATCAATATCAAGTTCATCGATTACACAGTTCTTTAAAACTTGACGAATGGTATTGATTGTCTCTTTTGGGTCCTCTGATTCTGCCGCCATCAGAAACAACTTTTGTTCTTTTACTAGGAATGGACGAATGCGAACATCCTGACCATTTGAAATGAGTTTGATAGTATAGATTGGTACATCAAGTTTTGGTAACATAATTTCCTCTCAATTAGAATGATAATAATCTTGTTGCTGCACTGCCACCCAATGAAGTGAGTGTTTGTCCAATATCATATTTACCTTCAAAGATAGAACGATATTTCTGGTATGTAAATTCAACAGATAAACGATGGAATCCATCATCACCCCAACTCAGTGCTTGGGGTGAAATGCCAGTTGGAAATGCGTCAATCAAATCTACGGCATAAATTTGACGAACAACATCGTCATATTGTATAATACGAATGTCCGTCAAGTATCTTGAAACTTGACTTTTAGGAAAACGTGGATTGTTTGTGTCAGAAGGAATGATTGCGTCCATCCAACGTTCAAATAATTTACGTTCATAAAAATCATTTGTACAAATGAATGTTAATGTTGTTTTTGTATATTGCATACGATATGGAACTTCAAAAGAAGGACCATATATTTTAACAGGTACTGTTTCTAATGTACGTCCAGGCAATTCTGCTGCTTCACATTGAAGAGCAAGATACCTAGATACGGAAGGATTTGATGATTTCATTCCATCCGATTCACTACCCATAGCATTATTGATTGCATCAGATACGTCAGTAAATATTGAATTTGGAAAGTTTAGTACCTTTTCCAAAAATGAATTACCTATTGACTGACCAATATAAGGTGGGATAGGCAACACAACTTCAAAACGATTTGTCCTAGCAGGACCACCTTTGCCATTGATGTTTGATAGAAATAGATTGGGTGAAAACGACATTAGAATTTATCCTCTGATTCTGACCATACTTTGTTTTTCTTTGCTTTGGCAAATGATTCAACAGGCAACATTACTGCAATGTCCCACTCATCTGCTGTTATTTCTAAAAATCTAGATTGAATTTGACTAAACAAATATCGCTTAATACATGGTTTAGCCTGATACATTTTTGATGCTTTTGCTAGGTAATCATAACTAATTCTGAGTCTAGTTTTCTCATCGTAGTTATCGTCAGTGAGTAATGTACTCAATTTATCTAAAAGAAGTATACGTTGCTTTGGACTGATGTAATGTAGATTGAGTCCTAAAAATCCGTCTGGATATCGTTCTATTGGAATGACCAATGGGAACTTATCGTAGTATGGCAACGAATCTTTCGTTTTTGGATCATAGAAATAAAAGTACATTCTACCAATAAAAGACCTTTCTCTAAGTCTTTGTTTGTCACGCATCAAGTCGGCCTTGGTAGGTTTAAGTGCGCCCGTTTTTGCTTTGAGCCAATTTCTTGCCTCACGGGATCGCATTTCAAATCCCTGCTTTGCAAGAGAATCTTTGATTCTGTCTATGAGTGTTCTGGTAGCCATCTAGTATTTATCTTAGATTCCTAGATGTTTTTCTGTGATGACTTGAAATTCCCATCCGTGATCTTTGCAGAACTCTGTTGCTGCTTTCCACTTGGATTGATTGATAACATAAGTTGCCGCTTCTTGAATGTAGCGTTTAGTCTTACGTTTTTGAGTTGGGGGTTTAGTTTGAGCCTCTGGTTTGACTTCAATGACAAACGTTTTGACTATACCGTTCTTCTGCTTTATCTTAGCAACGAAATCTGGAAAGTATCGATGTTTTTTATTGTCAACTGGACTCCAATATGGTATAACAAGTTCTTCAGAACCCCACCAAATGACATCTGGATGATCATCTAAATATTTCATGACTTTTACTTCCCATGACGATCGATAGATAATGTTGGTCGCATCCCCTTTATATTTTTGTGGGTTTTTGGGAGTAAATTTACCTTTATATGACATAAATACTATCTAGTCAACCTACTTAGGACAACCATGGCATTTTTCGGTTTATCTGATATAACAATTTCCCAAGAAGAAAATAGACAAGGGCCTTTAGCGGTACTCTACGAAGAGGGCAAAAAAACAGGCAAACTTGCTAATACGTTTAGATATCCCCTCGATGTTGGAAATTATGATAAAGGTCACTACATGATTTTTCATATTTTCCAGCAAAATAATTCTCAATTTGAGGGTATAAAAAGAAGTCCAGAACAAGAAACCTTAAAGAACTACAAGGGTGCTTCCAAGCCAAGTACAAGTTTTGCATCACAAATTAATAGTAAAATTGATTCTGCCGTCAACGATTTTACTAAAGGTAAAACTTTATTTGGTAAAGAAATCTCTACATCTTTTGGTGCATCATCCGCAACTGTTTCCAAACAATCCTTTAGTAAAGATCAATATGTAGAAAGCGTCAAGGATATTGAAAACAAATCTCTTTTACAAACGACAAAAATAACATCAGACTCTATTGTCTTGTACATGCCAGATACGATAAGTTTTGATCACAGTCAAGATTGGGGTCCTTTAGAACTTGGAAAAGAATTGGGGGGCAAATTGGCTACCGCAGGTAAATCTCTAATTGAAGGTTCTAAAGAAGGTAGCGTTGCAAATAAAGCGGCCGATACTGCAATTATTGCTGCTGCTCAAGCACTACAAGAAAAAGCAGGTAAATTTATTGGACAGGGTTCGGCAACAGCGGGAGCATTCTTAGCACTTGGTGGTGTTAATAATCCTATGTTGGAACTCATTTATCAATCACCATCATTCCGTGAGTTTTCTTATGAATTTATGTTCTATCCACGTGACGAAAGAGAAGCATTAGAAGTTCAAAATATTATTGAAAGATTCCGTTTTCATCAAGCACCCGAAATTGATGCTGGTAGTTCGGGTCTGTTATTAATTCCACCGTCACAGTTTGATATTCAATTTTACTATGGTGGCAAACCTAATCCAAATATACCAGCAATTGGTCGCTGCGTGATGACTGGCATACAAGTTAATTATGCACCAAATGGTTGGTCTGCTTATGAGATGCCAGGTGAAAATACTCCTGCTTTAGGTCGCACAGGTATGCCTACAGCAATACAAATGACTTTAAACTTTAAAGAAACTGTCATTGTTACTAAACAAGCGTTCAGAACAGGTCCAGGTGGTTATAAAGGTAGAGCCGCATTCAATGCTGCTGATAAATTGAAAACTGCTTGGAAAGGTATGACAGAGAAACAATAATGGCAAAATATTTTAATTTTTTCCCAACTACACCATATACAAATTCGAATGATTCGACTGCATATGATACGGTTACAAATATTATTTCTCGATTTGGATTTGAAGATAGTCTAAAACAGAATTCATCAATATTTTATCCTTATGAAATTCAAGATGGTGATACGCCAGAAATGATCGCATCAAAGTATTATGGTTCACCAGAAAAACATTGGATCGTTTTGATGTTCAATAATATCATTGATCCACAGTATGATTGGCCATTAGATCAACGAACACTTATCAAATATATTAATGAAAAATATACAGATAATGGTGCCAGACATACACCATTCCTAACGGGAATACAATGGGCGATGGATGCAGGTAATGTTAAAGCATACTATAAAACTATTACTCGTCTAAGTTCTAAATCAACCAAAAATCAAATTGTTGAAAAGATTGAGATTGATGAAACAACACATACCAATTTGCCTGTAACATCTACAACATATACCTTGAGTGATGGTAGTAGGATTACGCAAACAATTTCAAAATCAACTCTAACTTATTATGACTATGAGGTTGAGTCGAATGATACCAAACGAAAAATAAGATTACTAAGATCCGAATTTGTTACCGAATCTGGTTTGATGAACGAATTTAAACGTGTAATCACGTTGAGTGAATAATGTCGGTATCTTTTCCAGAACAAGCATCTAGATTTAACCTAAACGAACTTTCTATAGTTACGAAAAAGGGTGTGTTGGACATCTCCAAAATATATGGGGAGATAAACATTTTTGATTCTATTCTATCTCCTGTTATGACTGGAATTATAAGCATTAATGATTCGGTAGGTCTTTCTGGTAAACTTATTTTTGATGGCTCAGAAGTGTTGCTAGTAAATATAGGTAAAGACACAGACTCTGCCGCATTCCGTTTGAAGAAAGCATTTAGAATATACAAGCAGTCCGAACGTAAGAACACAAATCAAAATAGTGAGACATACAACTTAGAATTTGTATCTGATGAATTTATTTTCTCAGATCAACAGAGAATTAATCAAGCATACAAAACAACTTACACCGATATCGTTCAAAAGATATTGGTAAACTATCTTAAAGCACCAAGTACAAAATTAAATGGTTTGTTTGAGAATACTTCTGGTATTCGTGATATTGTTATACCTAATTTGAAACCGCTAGAAGCAATAGAATGGTGTGCTAAAAGATCGATAGATGAAAAGAAGTCACCAAATTATGTTTTCTTTGAAAACAATCTAGGTTACAACTATGCATCTCTATCGACATTATTATCACAAGATAGTCTATTTAATATAAGGTTTTCTGCAAAGAATTTGAATGATACAAATGCGGTAAATGATTTGTTAAGTCCAAGAAGTTACGAAGTAATCAATCAGACTGATAAGATAGAACAAACACGATCCGGTGTAAACGCAGGTACATTTATTGGATTCGATCCTATTACAAGATCGATTGGCACAAAAAAAATAGGATTTGAAGATCATTACAATGCAATGAAGCACGGCAATAAAACTCCTAACTTAGCACAGTCTACAAATCGTGGCGGTGAGTTGGCAACTGAAGCATACAACTCTAAAAAAACTGTAAGTAGTTTTGGTGCTAATAGAAAATATAGTAACTATGTAAAGAAGTATGATCCTACGTCAATATCAAAAGTTGAGACGCAAGAAGATTTTGTATTTCAGCGTAAAGCAGTTATGACCAATTTGATGAATAAAAGAATCAAGTTAGTTATGCCTGGCAATTTTCAATTGACATCAGGATTTAATCTAAACATGAGAGTACCAGACTTTTCTATAAAAGAATCTGGTGATGATGAAAATGAAGATCGTGGATTGAGTGGTAAATATTTGATTGTTGCTACTCGTCACATTATTGGATTTGAAAAGCATGAAACAGTTTTGGAAGTTGCTACAACATCTAACGAACTTGGATTTGTACCACAAGGTGTGGCAGATCAAAATCAAGCAATAAAGACCTATGGATCATACTGAAGATAATAAAGATTTTGCTGGTAAAAATGGATTCATTTGGTTTGTTGGTGTTGTCGAGGCAATCAATGATCCGCTGAAACTAGGTCGTTGTCGTGTCCGATGTGTTGGTTGGCACACAGACAATAAATCATTACTGCCTACGGATTCATTACCTTGGGCACAAGTAATGTTACCAACAAACAATACTAATCCATATCCACCGAGACAGTCTGATATGGTAGTAGGTTTTTTTTCTGATGGTAATAATGGACAAGATCCAATTATTATAGGCACACTTCCAGGTATTCCTTTGTCTGCTGGAAATCCACAACAAGGTTTTTGTGATCCAAGAACATCTACTGAACTTGCGGCAGCACCTGTAAAACCTGATGAGTCTGCTACAAATTATCCACGTAAGTTGGATGAACCAACAACATCACGTTTAGCAAGAAATGATTCCGATTATCCATCGGCAATCAATGTAGCAAAGAAAGCAAAGAAGGCAAGCAAGGTAGAACCAGATTCATACTATGCTGCCAAGTATCCATACAATAATGTTTATGAATCTGAATCAGGACACGCATTAGAGTTTGATGATACCAAGGGTGCCGAACGAATTCATTTGTATCATCGTTCAGGTTCTTATGTTGAATACGGTCCATTAGGTGATCGTGCTGAAAGAATTCAACGCAACAAATTTACTGTAGTTGTAGGTACTGATTCTGTATATGTTCAAGGTTCCGTAAAGATGTATGTGGATGGTGACTACGATTTGAACGTTACGGGCGATATCAGAATCAATGGTAAAACAGTTAATATTAATAAAGGAACGATGGGTGCTGCACGTATTGGTGATACTGCTGATACTGGTGATCAGGGTACTGGAAATGAAAAAGATGTGAACTCGGCAGGAACTAATGTAATTGAGACTGGTTCAGGTACAGTGTTCATCGGAGACTAAGATAAATAAAACATGTCAACAACAATAACATCAATCGATCCAACTATTATTGCAGAAAGGTCATTTAAAGACCTTGATCTGAACTTTACTCGTCATCCTATTAAAAAAGATGTGAGTAGGCATTACAATGAAAAGGCAATTATAAATGCTGTCAAGAATTTGGTTTCTACTAATTTTTATGAGAAACCATTTCAACCAGACTTTGGCGCAGGAATTAGAGGTTTATTATTCGAACCTGTTGATTCCGTTTTTGGTGCTTCAATTGAGCGTAAGTTGAGTGAAGCAATAAACAACTATGAACCTAGAGTAGCAATTGAATCTATCACTGCAATACCAGCACCAGATGAGAATGGATATAAAGTTAGAATGGTGTTTTTCATCGTCAACTCCCCAAATCCAGTAACGATTAACTTCTTTTTAGAGCGTATAAGATAACATGACAGACCGTCTAAGAGTAACTGAACTTGATTTTGATCAAATCAAGCAGAATCTAAAAACATTTTTACAAGCACAATCCGAATTTACAGACTATGATTTTGAAGGTTCTGGTCTGAATATTCTGCTGGATATTCTTGCTTATAATACTCATTATAATTCTTATTATCTGAACATGGTTGCCAACGAATCGTTTTTGGATACAGCACTGCTTCGTGATTCGGTTATTTCTCATGCTAAAGTTTTAGGTTATGTTCCATATTCACGTAAGGCTCCACGTGCAATTTTAAATTTTACTGTAGTAACAAATTCTACCACGCCAGCAACATTGACTATTCCAAAAGGATTTTCTTTCTTGTCTGATGAGATTGATGGTATTAGTTATAACTTCGTAACACTTGAAGAAACAGTAGTAACAAAATCTAATACAAACTTTTCATTCTTAGAGTTACCTATACAAGAAGGTCAGTTAGTAACATATAATTATACTTACGATCAACAAACAAATCCGAAACAAATTTTTTCAATACCCGATTCTGGAATAGATACATCAACAATTTCTATAACTGTACAATCATCCTCAACAAATACTGCTATTGAAACTTTTAGTTTGGCTACAGATTCAAGCAATGTTATAACAACTTCTCCAGTATTTTATTTGCAGGAAAACAGAGGAGAAAGATACGACATTTATTTTGGAAATAATGTTATAGGTAAGAGTATAACAAATGGTAATATCGTATCAATGTCCTATTTGATTACAAATGGTACCGCTGCAAATAAAGCCAACAATTTTGTGGCAACAGGAACATTAGCAGATTCTTTAGGTAATTCGCAAACAAACTTTATAATTAATCCAGTGAGTGAAGCATCTGGTGGTGCCGAACGTGAATCTGTCGATGAGATTAAATTTGGCGCACCACTTCAGTTTACCACACAGAATCGTTTGGTAACATTTAAAGACTATGAATCATTTATCAAAAAGAATTATCCTGCTATAGACTCGGTGTCGGTGTGGGGTGGTGAAGATGAAACGCCACCAACATATGGTCGAGTATTTGTTGCACTTAAACCTAAACAAAATTATTATCTTTCCGACACAGAAAAACAAAGAATTATTGATGATATCATTACACCAAAGGCAGTGGTTGCAGTACAAACAATTATTCGTGATCCTGAATATTTGTATTTGTTAATTTCATCTACTGTGACCTATGATCCGAAGAAAACAATTCTAACTACAGATCAATTAAAAACTGGTATTCGTGATGCAATTCTGTCATACAAAGCAACTTATTTGGACAAGTTCGATTCTAAATTTATTTTGTCTAAAGTTCAAGATAGTGTAGACAATACAGATTCAAATTCAATTATTGGTTCAAAAGTTTCTGTACGAGTACAAAAAAGATTTAAACCAGTAACTTCACAATCTAAACCTTATTTTATTTACTTCAATGTTCCACTTCGTCGCGGTACAATCAATAATAAGTTATCGTCAACGTTCTTCACAGTAGTAGACTCGAATGGTAATGATCAATTAGTTCAATTCGATGAGATACCACAATCATTCTCTGGTATATCTGGAATTAGCGTTTTAAACGCTGGCCAAAATTATACAAGCGCACCAACAGTCACAATTTCTGGTGATGGTGTAGGAGCAAATGCTTCTGCAACGATTGTAAATGGTAGAGTTCAAAGTATAGAAGTTATCAGTCGCGGTATTGATTATACACGTGCTACCATAACAATTTCTGGTGGTGGTGGATATGGTGCAACTGCTGAAGCAATTATTGATGCTCGTACAGGTGAACTAAGAACTGTCTATTATGATTCGAATGCTCAACGTCAAATCGTAGATGAAACTGCTGGTACTATTGATTATGATGCGGGCATAGTTACAATTAACAACATATACATAAAATCGGTGTCATCGACGGATGGATATATTCGATTATCGGTTGAGTCTGAAAAAGGTATTATTAGCACAACTAAAAACACAATTGTTACTTTGGATATAGAAGATCCAACATCAATTAGCACAACACTAGAAACTGTATAATGTCATTCGTAGATTTAAAAACATCAATACTCGTTAATCGACAAGTCCCAGAATTTGTTAGGGATGAATATCCTACATTTGTTACATTTCTGGAAGCATATTATCAGTTTCTAGAAGGAACTGCTAACACTGGCACGACAGCAAATAATCTTGTCACAACTTCTAAAAATCTTCGTGATATCCGTGATGTTGATTCATCACTAGAAAATTTCCAAACAAATTTTTATAATACATACGCTTCACTAATACCTCTTGATGTTCAGGCAAACAAAGAACTTTTGTTTAAACATCTTGTATCATTATACAAATCAAAAGGTAGTGATTCCTCATTTAAATTATTGTTTCAGTTGCTTTTTGGTGTAGATATTGATTTAGTATTACCGAAAAATAATGTTCTAAAAGCATCTAGCAGCAAATGGCAAATTGATAATAAACTCCGTATCAATCAGGATATTGCATCGGTTTATACTGGCGATGGTGTAACAAAAACATTTACATTAGCACAGATTGTTAGTGCTGATGATATCAGTGTGTTTGTAAATGGAGTTCTTCAAGACGCCACATTTTTTATAAACAGAGAATATAGAAAATTAAATTTTATAACAGCACCTACAAATAATTCAATTATTCGTGTTGTTTATAATAATTTTGATGCTGATCTTTTAAATAATCGTAAAGTTATTGGTATTAAATCTGGTGCATCTGCAATCATTGAACAGGCAAATCGTCGTATCATTTCTGATACTTTAAATCTTGGTTTACCTATTGAACTGTTAATTAACACAAATTCGTTAGACGGTAATTTTCTTAATGGTGAATTTGTAACTATACCGATTATTAATCCTGATGATCCTTATGGTAATACTATAACCATTCAAGCATCAACTTTTTCAATTGTTAAACAATTCAATATAATTGATGGGGGTTTCAATTATCAAGTAGGTGATCCTGTCTTAGTTACTGGTGGTAATGCTTCGGCAAATGCTGTTGGTACTGTATCATCTATCTTTAGAGGTTTGATTGAAACTGTTTCCGTTTCTAGTGGTGGCGCAACTTTTGCTAATCTTTCACCTGTTACAGTAACAGGAAATGGTGGAGTTACATTAACAATTACTGTTGACGGTATCGATCAGTCGGGTATAAATGCTGCAAATAGTTTTATTGTGGTTAGTGATGTTATTGCTTCATTTAACGGAAACACAAATTCAGTCAACACATTAATCAGTTCGGCAAATTATGCATTTGCGAATTCGATTACCGTAACAAGTCCAAATTTAAACACTCGAATTGTTGATGTTCTTGGTTTTCAAACTTTAGCAGTTGGACCAATTACAAATGTTAAAGTTCTTTTGACATCTGGTGCAACACCCACAACGCCAGGACTTGATGCGTTTGGTGCTCCTTATGGTCCTCTTGCAGCACTTCGTTCACCTAAGAGTTTAAGATCAGTTGGTCGTATTAAAGTTAATAATGCTGGTTCCGGATATGCTATTGGTGATGAAATTTTGTTTGGTATTAATCCACCAGGTACATATGGACAGGCTGCTGCTGCTACGGTAGAAGCAATTAATGGAACTGGTGGTGTTGTTACGATTGGAATGGCAAACACACGTATAGTGGGTACGGCAACTATTACAAGTTCATCAGTATCAGTTGGTGGATCTGGAACAAAATTTTTAACTGATCTTCGTGTCGGTGATAAAATTGATATTAACAATGAATCCAGAATAGTTTCATCTATTTCTGACAACACAACATTATCAGTTACTACACCATTTACATATTCTGCATCAAGTAAAAAAATTGGCGTATTTGGTCGTAATCCAAAGGGTGGTCATAGTTATACGCAGAACAATTTTCCATCTGTAACAATATCTTCTACTGGAGGTATTGGTGCAAATATACAAATCGATTCTTTAGTTTCTGATGGTGAATCTATGTTCCCATCTGGTGTGGGGCAACCAGGTAAGATTCTTTCTATTCAAGTATTAAATCCTGGTTCTGGTTATGAATATATTCCAATTGTAACTATTACTGGTGGTTCTGGGACAGCATCCGCAAATGCAGATATTGAAAGATCGTATCTATCATCACCAGGTCGTTGGATAACTTCAGATTCTATTATATCATCAACAGAAAGAAAACTTGCTGGTCAAGATTATTATGTCGATTACTCATATGTGATATCTTCACAAGTAGAATTTTATCGCTATAAACAAATTCTAAAAAATTTATTGCATCCCGTTGGCTTTGTTAATTATGCGGAATTTAATAAATTAAACACAATTGATTTGACTGATGTTAGTGTTAATACAATTAATGTGGCAACTGATGGACAATTCTTGACGATTTCTGGAACAGTAAATGTTGGTAATGGTAGAATTACTGTTACTGGTACAAACACTAAATTTAACGCTGCGGTTTCTCGTGGCGCAATTACCGCAGGATCCCGAATTGCAGTAAATGGTGAAATACGCACGGTGAATTCTGTGGTAAGTAATACATCGTTGTTGGTGTCATCTAATGTCAATGATATCTGGATTGCAAATGCTGGTTCAAGTTATTCAAATGGATTCCTTCTGTTTGCAAATGGTGGCGGGACAATAACAAGTCTATCAATTCAGAACACTGGTTCTGGTTATGAAAATGGTGATGTTGTATTGTCGAGTGCGGATGAAGCAATTCCCGCTGTTGCTACTGTAGTTGCAAACGGTACTGGACATTTGCAAAGTGTTACATTGGTAAGCGGTGGTTTATATTCAAATAAACCTATTGCTTTACCGTCAAGCGATTCACATAAAGTTCTTTATGCAAATTCTATTACTATCACAAATCCTGGTGCGGGTTATGCTAATGGTTTCTTAGATTTTACTGGTGGTGCCCCTCTTCGTGCAGCGAATGTTTCTGTTGAGGTGTATAATTCAAACGGCGCAATTAGAACACTTACCGTTAATGATTCTGGTTTGTATGAAAGTAATCCAACTTCAGCAACCCCAAATACAAGTGCAAATGTTGTAATTGCTAATGTTTTCTCTTCCACAATTAATGTTGGTGGAGCACACTCTAACGGTATAATTATTTTTTCTGGTGGTGGTACTGCAAATCGTTCAGCACAAGTTGCGGTTGAAGTCTACTCGTCAAATGGTGCAGTTCGTAAGTATACGATTTTGGATTCTGGACTCTATTCATCAACACCAACTGCTGTATTGAATACAACTCCAGTTTCGATTGCGACTGTTGCTGCAAATACCGTAACATACAATGGTGTAGCACTTGCAAATGGCAATCTTGTATTCACTGGAGGTAATCCAGTTATTGACGCTACAGGAACATATGAAGTTCATGCTGCTAATGGTGTAATTCGTAGAATTACAATTACAAATGTTGGGCTGTATCGAACAACTCCAACCGTGACCACAAACACCGTAGCGACTTCAATCACTGAAGTATTTGCTACCGATGGTGGTTCTGGATATGTCAACGGTTATATAACTTTCACTGGTGGTGGTGCAAACTCAGTTGCCAACGTTTCCGCAGTGGTAAATGCCACTGGAGCAATCATAAGAACGGTGATAAATAGAACGGGATTATATGCAAATGGTAATAATATTACAGTTCTAAATGTTATAAATCCTGCGACAGGATTGGCACAAAGTCCATCAATACCTGCGTCATTCCGAATTTCATATAATGCAAATACAAGTAATGCTGCAAATTTAATTGCTACAACATCTTCAAATACAAGATATACAGCAAACGTAACAATTACAGCAAACAGTAATGTGGTAACAAACGCTACATTTACAATGTCTGGTGTATCAAATACTGAGACATTGGCAGTAATTAATGTTGGATTTACAGGTACCAATACAGCAGCACAAAGTTCAATTGAAGTGTATCCATCAAATGGTGCCATTCGTAGAGTAAGTATTAGTTCGCAAGGTAATTATTTTTATGCTCCCGATATTACACCAAACAGTGGTGGTACTGGAGCAGTTATAAAGGTCAACAGCGTAGGAACATTTAGCCAGACCGCAAATGGTCAGGAAATGATTATATGGAAATAACAAATAAATACAAGTTATGACTTCAGCAACCTCTAAAAAATTAGCATATATTGCAGCATCACAGTTCAAAGAATCGTTCTATGAACCATCTCCGACTGTAGGTTATGTATTCATTGGTAATCATTTGGCGTATACCAATGAAAACACGCCACCATCAATCAAAGATTCTTTGTCTGATGAGAGATATACATGGGATAATATGATTGGTGCCAAAAAAATTACTGGTAACGATGTAGAATTTGTTATCCCAAGAGTCGCTTGGACGGCAAGTACAAAATATAAACAATATGATGATGTCGTTTCATTTGATGAATTATTAACTGGTAACACCTCGTTGAATGTTAAACCGATGTATATTATGACTTCGGGTAGAAATGTTTATAAATGTTTATCAAATAATGCATCAGCGAATTCTACAGTGGAACCAACTGGCGATTACACATCTTCAAATGGTAATATTGCTACTTCGGATGGTTACATTTGGAAGTATATGTTTAATGTCAAACCATCAAATAAATTCTTAACTAATACTTGGATTCCTGCACCCACATCTACAGCACAAATCGACTATGGTGTTAATCAAATTGGTGTGGTCGATGGTGAATTATCCACGATTGTTGTAACAAATTCAGGTTCTGGTTATTATGAAAATAATGTGTCTGCTACACTAACATTCGCAACAGGTTGTACAGTTTTGACTCTTGCTAATACCACAAACGTTGCTGCAAATATGGCAGTTACTGGAATAGGAATTACACCAGGAACCTATATTTCTTCGGTTGATATTCCAAATAATAAAATCACATTGTCTACATCAACAACTGCTGCTGGTGGTGGTGGATCCGCAGCAAATCAATTATCACTGACTACTAGAATTTATGTTGATGGTGACGGCACAAGTGTAACGGCAACTCCCGTTGTAAATGCCGCGGGTTACGTAACCAAAGTTATTGTTTCAACAATTGGAATTGGTTACTCACGTGCTAATGCTTTTGTTTATGGAACGGGTAGCAATGCTACTCTTCGTTGCATTGGTGATCCAAAATATGGTCATGCTTATAATCCAGCAAAAGAACTTGGCGCAAATAATGTAATGGTTGCAGTTAAGATCGGTGAAATCGACTCAACCGAAAATGGAAAAATATCAGCAAATACTACGTTTAGGCAATATGGCATTTTTGTAGACCCCCATAAATATGCTGATATAAATGTAATATCTCAAGCAAATGCCAACTCTGTAGTATCATTAACTACGGACATTTCAGTTGATACTGGTGCAGGATATACATTAGATGAATTCGTTTATCAAGGAACATCACCAGCAACTGCAAGTGCATATGGATTTGTTGTAGATCAAAGTTCGAGTGTAATTAAATTGACTAATGTTAAAGGATCGTTTACAACAGGTCTATCATTAATTGGTGCAACTTCAGGTACCAGTCGTTTGATTATTGGTTCGGGAACACCAGCATTTCAACCATATTCGGGTGATGTTCTTTATACAGAAAATGCAGTTAAGACCACTAGAGCAGATGGTCAAGCAGAAAATATCAGACTTATTGTTAGATTTTAAAGGTTAATAAATGGCACTAACTACAAATTTTAATGTTGATCCATACTATGATGATTTCGATGAAGATAAGAATTTTCATCGGATTATGTATAAACCCGGATACGCTGTTCAGTCCCGTGAATTAACTCAATCTCAAACAATTCTACAAGATCAAATCAAAAAATTTGGTGATCATGTATTCAAGTCTGGTTCTATAGTTACTGGTGGACAAATCTTTGTTCAGAATACGGCATATATCAATCTATCTTCCACTTATTCAGGTAATGATATTGCCGCTTCAAATTTTGATCAAAAGTACATTACTAATGCTTCAGGCACAAAAAAAGCATATGTTCTAAAGGCATATTCCGCGGATTCTACTGCTGGTGAACCAATTACTCTTATTGTAAATCCAATGTATGGTGGTGACTTTACCACAAGTGAAACAATTATTACTGCAAATACTGATGCAAATGCTATTAATTATTATGCAAATACTGCGTCAAGTGATGCAATTGGTAACTCAAAAACATTCTCAATTAATAGTGGAGTTTTCTATTATGAAGGTTTCTTCGTAAAGAATCAACCACAATCAGTAGCAGTTTCAAAATATGATCGTGCTAACTCAACCGGACTTATTGGTTTTCAAGTAACCGAAGAATTAGTAAATTATACTCAAGATACATCTTTACTTGATCCTGCACAATCAGCATCTAATTTTCAAGCACCTGGTGCGGATCGTTATAAAATTACACTGACTCTAACAACTCGTCCAACCAATAGTATTGACCTTTCACAATTTATTCAATTGTCCGAGTTTCAAGATGGTATTCAAAAAAGTGTTATTCAAACTCCAATATATGGTCCTCTTGGTGATGAACTTGCTCGTCGTACATATGATGAATCTGGAGACTATATTGTAAAATCATTTGATATCAGTATGTCTGACAATTCAGCAAACACTGCATATGCAAATGTTACTTTGAGTCCAGGTAAAGCATATGTTAAAGGATATGAGTTTAATACAATATCACCGACAACAATTGTTGTAGATAAACCAAGAACAGTTTTAAATGTAAATAATCAACGTATTAGTGCCGATTTTGGATACTACGTTTATGCGAATTCTTTTTTCGGTAACTTTGCTACAAATCAAATTGGTAACGTTGACATATATTGTGTTGATACTGGACAATTAATAAATTATGCAGGTAACACTTCTTTCCTTGCAAATCTTAAAATTGGTACTGCAAAAGTAAAATTAATTAGTTATGATTCATCCGCAAATTCATCAGATTCTAATACGTATGTTTATAAACTGTTTGTAACAGATGTAAACACCCGTTCAATTATTAACTTGACTGATCCGTCTGGTGCTAATGGTTATTTTATTAATACTGCTGGCAACACAACGACATTCACTTTACCAACAGGTTTTTCTGGTAACAATGATTGCTACGTTGGTGCAAGAATTCGTATGATTGGCGGTAATGGTACTTTTGATACTGCAAGAACCATTAAGTATTATGAGGGATCAACACGGAATGTAACAGTTGATCGTTCATTTTCACAACCTATTGGCTCAAATAGTGGACCATATGTTCTAGCAACATCACCATATTTTCCTTCAAATAGTAAGTTTGTGATTGATTTTGATATCGGTCAAGCAGAGTCTTTTGCTTTTTTTAGTGGTACAACAAGGATAGCAAGTGCAAATGTACATCCATATTCTAAACGTCAAGTAACAACTTCTGGTGGTGTATTGCACTATCCAGTATTCATTTCCGAAACTGATGCCGAGCCATTACTTCTTAAAATTGGTGAAGATAATGTATCACCAAACACTTTAGCAGATTTCAGTTTTTCTTATTCTAGGTTGTATCAGAGTATTTCATTTGATGGTGCTGGTCTTTCAACTTCATTACCGATCGGTGTAGGTGAATCATTACAAGCAGCATCAACAACATCAGCACTACAGCAATATTATACTATTGTGGTTACATCTGGTAATGCAACTTATTCTACAGGTTCAATTGTTCCTGCAACCGGTATTGTGAGTGTTAGTACATCGACTCGTCAAATTGATCTTGGATCGCCTGGAGCATCGATAACTGCTAACATTTATGCTACAATTAGTGGTACAAATCCAACATCAAAAACAAAAACATTTATCAAAGCAAATACCATTTTAGTTGATCCTGCTGGTGGTGGTACAAACAATATTTTTGGTGCTGGGAATACTTCAGTATATGTTTCAGCACTTGATGGTCAGACTGCAATCACCAGCAATACAATGTTGGTAAGAACACCTGGTGTTCCACAATCTTTATTTGTTTCCGATGTGCATTCTATTAATGCTATTTTTGACTTTCAGGGTCAAACAATTAGCACGGCAAACTATAATGCATTAGATAAATCTACATCATCGGCATACAATGTAACTTCACGTTATGTTTTAACTACGGGTCAAAAAGACTCATATTACGATTGGGGTTCGATTCGTTTAAAACCTGGACAAACACCACCGACTGGTCCGTTGCTGATTCGTTACAATCGTTTTAAATCATCAGGTACTGGTTATTTTGATGTTGATTCATATACTCGTTTAGGTCCAAATAATTTGGCTTATGAAAATATTCCCTCATACTCTACAGAAGATGGTGTATCATATTCTTTGAGTGATTATTTGGATTTTCGTCCTATTCGTAAAGATGCAACAGAAGCATCTACCGCAAATAATTATGTGTTTGATGTTGAAGAAAACAATGCCGGTCCTAAAATTCCTTCAGTAGGTAGTGCTATTGTTGTAGATTACAGTTATTATTTACCACGTGTTGATAGAGTTATTCTTAACAAAATAGGTACATTTGAAGTTATTCAAGGTGTTCCTTCAAGAACTCCAGTTGCTCCAGCGGAACCTGATGAAGCAATGACTCTGTATGTTTTATCTTATCCTGCTTATCTTGGTTTTGCATCATCAACAAGTATACAAACGTTTAAAAACAAACGTTACACGATGAAAGATATTGGTGGCTTGGAAAAACGTATTCAAAATCTTGAATATTATACTTCTCTTTCTTTGTTGGAACAATCAACTGTTAATAAACAAGATTTATCAATTCTCGATTCTACTGGATTGCCACGTTACAAAAATGGTGTAATGGTAGATTCATTTATTGATAAAACTGTTTCAAACTTTGTTGCCCGTGATTTTAGTGCGTCTATTGATATTGTCAATAATTTGGCACGTAATACATATAATCTAACATCAACAAAAATATTTTCTAACAATAGTGTTTTTGATACTGGTGTTGAATATAATGGTCCATTACTGACACTTTCAGGAACAGACGAAACATTTATATCGCAAAATCTTGCCTCAAAATCAGTAAATATTAATCCATTTAATGTAATTAACTATATTGGTTCGGTTAAACTTGATCCATCATCTGATGTTTGGACATCCGACACTAGAGTTGAAGCACAAAATATTGACTTGACTGGTGGTGATGCTGCCCGTGATGCGTGGTCATCAATTCAAAGCACTTCATGGGGTGCATGGGAAACAACTTGGACTGGTGTAGATAAACAAGCAATTGGTAGCGCAAAAACATCGACACAAGAAACACGACTTAGCAAAAAACAATTACAAATATCGTCAACCACAACACAAGATTTCTTAGTAACAACTACAACTAATGAATCTCGTTCTGGTATTCTATCACAGATTGTACCGCAACAACTTTCAAAATCATTAGGTGATCGTGTTGTTGATGTGACGATTGTTCAGTTTATGCGTAACATAAACATTCTTGCAGTTGGAACTGGATTCAAACCATCGACAACTTTATATACATTCTTTGACAATACTAACGTTGACAAATATGTGTATCGTGCAAATCTTGTTAAGTTTGCCAACAACCAATTAAGTTATAGAACTACGATCAGTGATCCAGAAAGTGTGGCATTCTACGATGTCGCTACGGGTTCATTGATGGGTTCTGGTAATGTTGTATTGACTGCGAACAATCACGCATTTATTACCAATATTGTTTCTCGTACTGCATACGGTTCTTGGTCAACTGCTACTGGTGGTATTCGTGTAGTTGGTTCCAGTTCTGGCGCAACTAACATTCTAACAACAATAGACCACTTCTCAGGCACTGCGTTAAGCGCAACTTCTTCGACAATAGTTCTCGACTACTCTGCAGGAGGTTCTTCAAATACAGCCGACTATGTTGGTCAAACAATTCGTATCATTGGTGGTACAGGCTCAGGCATATCGGCAGTTATTTCTGGTTATGTTCCTGCAACTCGTACAGCAACCATTACTGGTACATGGACAACAACTCCAGATTCAACATCATCATACTCAATCGGCACATTAACATCATCGATTGAAGGTGCTGTTGCTGGTGTATTTTCTGCACCTACCGATACATTCCGTACTGGTGAGAAACTTTTCCGTTTGATTGATGATCCAAGAGGAACAGTTGAAAGTTCAACGACAAATGGTGATGCATCATTCTTCTCACAAGGTCTAATTCAAACAAAGCAAGAAACTTCTGTTTCGGTATTTGTTCCTGGCGTGGTAAGAAGTGATGTGACCGAAAGTAGAACCACATCAACATCTGGAATTCAAAATATTCAAACTGCTTCAAGCAGATACATTAAACACGTTGATCCGCTTGCGGAAACATTCTTAGTAAATTCGGATCAGTATCCACAAGGTATTATGTTATCAAGTGTTCGTGTTTGTTTCAAGACTAAAGATGTAACAGCACCAGTAAGATTACAAATTCGTCCAGTGATTAATGGATATCCATCATCGTCTGTCATTTATCCATATGCTGATGTATCATTGACTCCCGATAAAGTTAATACATGTGTGATACCAAGTATTGAGGATTCTGCAAAATATACTCAATTCACTTTTGAAGTTCCAGTGTTCTTATTGCCAGGTGAACATTCAATAGTTTTATTATCGAATAGTATTGGTTATGAGACATTTGTAGCAGAAAAAGATCAAGTTAATCTGGCATCATCTGCTAAAATTTCCAAACAAGCATATACTGGATCATTCTTTGAATCTCAAAATGGATCGACATGGACAGCAGAACAAAATTCAGATATGATGTTCAGTCTACAAAAGAAAGTATATACTAACAATTATGGTTATGCTTATTTTGAAGTTGATATGTCAAATAGAAATTCAAATTCGGTATTCGATTTGATGCAAGTTATGTCAACTGATGTAGTGTTGTCGAATACATCAATCGATTATGAATTCATCTCTCAACAAGATGGTACTGGAACAACACATGGATTCTTACCATTCATACCGAATAATGATTATAAGATGGTGGACGGATTTGGTCGTCGTGTTCTCAACACCGTAAGTGGAAATGCTACATTTGTTTTGAGAACTGCAATGCAGAGTAGCAATCCAGATATTTCTCCAATGATTGATACCACTCGTTTAAATTTATTGACTATCGAAAATAGAATTAACAACTTAGGTTTATCAAATTCTGATATTGTTGTCGCTAACGTTGGTCAGAATATGCAAGATGGTATCTACTCATTAAGTTTATCTGGAGGTGGTGGTACAGGTGCATCAGCAAGTGCAAATGTTGTTGGTGGTAAACTTAATCGTGCATGGATTGTTTCTTCTGGTTCTGGTTACACAACTTCACCAACAATCAACTTGTTCGCATCAAATGCTATAACCGCATCTGGTTATACTGGTGCAATTTGCGTAGGTACCTCAGCAAATGGTGCATCAATCATCATCAACGGTGAAGATAAAAAAGAAGGTGGTAATGCAAAAGTTCGTTATCTGACTCGTAAAGTTCAGTTAGCGTCTGGATTTGTCTCTGGCGATATCCGCGTTTATCTTTCAGCATATAAACCATCACTTTCAAATATCTACGTTTATGGTAAGTATTTGTCGCCAGGTGATGCGGAATCTTTCAATGATAAAAACTGGAATTTGTTGACTCAGATTAATAACACCAATTTTGTATCTGCCGATGAAGCAGATTATCGTGAACTGACTTTTGCTCCTGGTACAAATGGTGTTGTAACCAATCAGATCACATATACGAATTCTACTGGCTCACAAACATTTACCGATTTTGCTACTTTTGCGGTTAAAGTAGTTATGTCTGGTCAGAGCACAGTTGACGTTCCAAAAATTAAAGATTTGCGTATCATTGCTTTACCTGATGGTCTGTAAGGAGAATAAATGTTCGTTCGTATAGAAGAAGAAAAGCATTTGATTCGTGATACGACTAATAGAGCAATTCTAAATACTGATCGTGCAGGTCTAGAAAGTTATTTGGCACAGCGACAATTAGCAAAACAACGATTGACCGAACAGGAAGAAATGAAAAACAAAGTAAACAAACTAGAAGAAGATATCACGGACATCAAAGATATGCTCCGCGAACTTGTACAGATGAAAGCACCAGATGGCAATTAATCAATTAAATACCAATAATACTTTCTCGGAATGGGTATCAACTACATCGTATTTGGTGGCAGTTGCTAATAATCTTACTGATGGTGCAAACGGATCAGCATTCATTGCTAACAGTCAAATAGATATTTCTGGTGTAAATGCAAGTCTGAATGTTCGTAATAGTAGTGCAATTAATCAATTATATGCAAACACTGCGAACGTTATTACTGCAAACGTTACGGGTAATATGTTCCTAAGTAATGTAGCAATCACTGGTACATTTACTGGTGCCCCAAATAATGCAATTTATAGCACAATTACTTCGGCAATTGATGCATCGATTGCATTCTCAATTGCGCTTGGTTAATAAATATTTTACAAAACAGAGGATTTAATGGCTAATACGTTTAAAAATAACACTCTTAAGGCTGCTGGAATTACAGCACAGAATGCTTATGCTGCTGGTGTGGGTGTTTCAGCAACAATCATTGGCATGTCAATTGCCAACATGATTACAACACCAATTTCTGCCAGTGTTATTTTAAGTGGTGGAACAATCACTGGTAATGTGTTCTTGGTTAAAGATGCGACAATTGCTCCTGGTGGTGCATTAGTACCTATTGGAGGAGATCAAAAAGTGGTATTGGAAGCAGGTGATTATATACAAGTAAATACTTCTATAGCATCTTCTGCTGATGTTATCACTTCGATTCTGGAGATCACCTAATGTCCTATCTTGGCAATTCACCCGAATTAAATACTTTTACGGTTGGCGTTGAAAAATTCAACGGTTCAGGTGCTTGTACTCAATTCATACTAACGAGAGATATTGACGATCCAAACTACATTGAAGTTGTTGTTGGGGGTGTACAATTAACTCCACGTGATGCATATACTGTTACTGATGGTATAATTTCATTTACGTCACCACCCGTAGTTGGCGTAAATAATATAGTTGT